AACGAGAGAAAGATTCTGCAGTGGAATACGCTCGAAGCGTAGAACACAAACGAAAACAATGGGAATCACGATACGCAAAACTTGATTCCACTTATCTTAAGGATTCAGAAACACGAGCCAAAAGCCAATTAGATGCGGTTAAAGGAAAATTAGCAGCGGCTATTGAAGGTGGCGATACGGCAAAACAAGTTGAAGCTCAAGCTGAATTAAGCACTTTGACGAGTGATGTTCGAAATATTGAATCTGAAAAATTAAGACGAGAAGAATATACAAGGGAGCCGAGAACTCCTGCATATGGAGGAGGAACACCGGAGAAGACTCCGACTCTTCCACAAGTGGATGAACAAGCCGAAGAATGGGCGACGAAGAATTCATGGTTTGGCAAAGATCGAGCTATGACCTTTACTGCCTTTGAAATTCACAAGGATCTTGTAAATGAAGGATTTGACCCTAAATCAAACGATTATTATTCTGAAGTTAATAAAAGAATAAAAGTTGACTTCCCGCATAAATTTGCTATAGGTGGTGATGTAGAGCAAACGTCCAAAACCAATCAGTTGGTTGCTTCAGCTCAGAGAAGCGTAAGACCTGGACGCAAAACTGTGAGACTCACATCCTCTCAGGTAGCGATAGCTAAAAAATTAGGTGTGCCACTCGAAGAATATGCGAAACAAATAAAACTCACGGAAGGAGCATAATATGAAAAAAGAAGATACAAAAACTTCACGTGCGAGTCAAACACGGCAAGAAACTGAAAGGCCAAAAGTGTGGACTCCTCCATCTTCTCTAGATGCACCCCCTGCACCTGATGGATTCAGGCACAGATGGATACGGGCAGAGAGTTTAGGGTTTCAAGATTCTAAAAATATCTCTGGAAGATTAAGATCCGGTTATGAATTGGTGAGAGCCGATGAATATAAAGATCAAGATTATCCTGTAGTCACTGAAGGAAAATACAAGGGGATTATCGGGGTTGGTGGCCTTGTACTCGCAAGGGTACCCGAAGAAATTGCGAAGTCTCGTACTGAATATTTTGCTAAACAAGCAGAAGGTCAGAACGAAGCGGTTGAAAACGATTTAATGAGGGAAGAGCATAAGAGTATGCCTATTGACGTAAGTAGGCAGTCTCGCGTAACCTTCGGTGGTACAAAGAAATAATATTTCTTAAACTATCGATTTAAATCAACCCGTTTACATTTATGTAAACATTAAGGAGTAAAACATGGCTAATAGAAACTCAGCCGGTTTTGGGTTTAGACCAAATGGAACGTTAGGTAATTCACCTGCGACTCAAGGTCTATCTCAGTACTGGATTGCTTCCGCAGCATCAGTTGATCTTTTTAACGGCATGGCGATGAAATCGTCAGGCGGTTATATGATTACTGGTGAAAGTGCAACTACAGTTACGACTATGGGTGTTCTTTACGGAATCTACTATAATGCAGCATCTACTTTGAAGCCTACATGGGCACATTGGTATGATGCAACAATTACTCCAGCAAACAGTGAAGACACACAAGCGTTTGTTAATGATTATCCTTTCCAAAAATACACAATAGCATCGGACACTGCAGTAGCTGCAAATGTTCCTGCTGCTCACGTGAAATTTATGGAAACGTTTTCTGTTAACGCCAATACAGGCGGAAGCACGACAACAGGTAAATCAACATGCACGCTTGAAATCGCGACAACACATGCAACAACACATTCTTGGAGATTATTAAGAAGTGCTGAGGAAGTTGAAAACAACGACCTTACAGCAGCTTATTGTTCTCTAGAAGTTGTTCAGAACTTGTCCGAATTTGTCGGATCTGGCACATAGGAGCATATAATGGCAATATCAAGAGCACAACTCGTTAAAGAGTTAGAGCCAGGCCTGAATGCACTATTCGGTCTGGAGTACAAACAGTATGAAAATCAGCACGCTGAAATTTATACAACAGAATCATCTGACAGAGCTTTCGAAGAGGAAGTAATGTTAAGTGGTTTTGCAAACGCAAACGTTAAAGTGGAAGGATCTGGAATTGCTTACGATGAAGCACAAGAAACTTACACTGCACGTTACACACACGACACAATTGCTTTAGCTTTTTCAATCACTGAAGAAGCGATTGAAGATAATTTGTATGATAGACTCGCGTCTAGATATACAAAAGCTTTAGCAAGATCTATGTCCAATGCGAAACAAGTAAAAGCAGTAACACCTTTGATTCAAGGTCTTCCTTCAACGGATAATTTTGATTCTGGTGATGCTGTATCTTTGTTCTCAACTAATCACCCAACGGTTAGTGGAACTAAAGTTAAAAATACTTTAACAACGCAAGCAGACTTAAACGAAACATCATTAGAGCAAGCATTGATTGACATTGCTGGCATGACTGATGAACGTGGAATAAGAGTCGCAGCAAGAGGAATGAAAATGGTCATTCCTTCAGCTAATCAGTTCAATGCTGAGAGATTGATGAAATCTCCAGGTAGAACTGGAACAGCAGATAATGATATCAACGCTGTAGCATCAATGGGAATGGTTCCTCAAGGTTATAGAGTGAACAATTTCTTAACTGATACAGACAGTTGGTACATCATTACTGATGTCCCTAACGGTATGAAAATGTTCCAAAGAGCAGCTTTAAAAACTGCTATGGAAGGTGATTTCGATACTGGCAACGTTAGATACAAAGCTAGAGAAAGATACTCTTTTGGAGTATCCGACCCTAGAGGAATCTTCGGCGTTGAAGGTGCGTAATTTAAATTAACTTAAAGGGGCGGCCTCAAAGTCGCCCCTTTTTATTTTTAAGGTGTGATATGAAAAACTTCCGAGTACAAATCCATTATGAAGGTTACTACGCTGATTTAAATGTAGTGGCTGAAGACACCAAGGAAAGTGTGGAGAAATCAATCCTTGACAAGCTAGGACAAAATGAGGTAAAACTGGAGAAAGATGGATTTACCCGTGGTAAATGGATAACCTATGAGGAGGTTATAAATGACGGAAGACCTGTACATTACGAAACGGTCCTTGGAACTAGAGTGGCAAAACGAGCATCTGAAGGACGGGAAGCATAATATTCGGATGATTGAGATCAATAGACAAATCCAGGATGTTATAAAGCAGATCATTGCCAACGAATTTGAAGCCGATACGCTTCAAACTAAAATAAACGAGGCCAAGGCCGAAGTTTCGATAGCCACTTAAGCGCTATCAAAAATCATACATTTCTACAGGGATACCTTGCACTTTTTTTAAAAAAGAGCTATAGATTAATCACTATACAATTATAGAACGTAGACGCGTATAGTCGACGGCCTAGAGACTACGTTCGCAAACTAGGAGGATTATAATTATGGCAACAACTACGTTTAATGGTACGGTTAGATCCGATGGGGATATAAAAGTATCTACGAAAAGTTCAACACTGGGAACATTTACTGACTATGCGACTATAAAAGCCGCTGGCGGTATGGAAGTAGAAAAAGTTGCAAGTACTGGCAACAACATTGTAGCAGCAGGCACTTCAACTGGTACTAACAATGGAAGTTTAGGTACAGCAGCAACTATTTTCAAAATTACACCTAATGCGCATGGATCAGGAATTGCTGATGATGCAATTAACACTTTTGTTAATAAAATTGGTGGTCTAACTTACACTACTATTTTAATTGACCTTCACGGTGGATTAGCTTGTGGTGGTTCAGCTAATGATGTTATTGGTACTGATGGTGGAGCAGCTAATGCTTACATTGCAGAACTAACAACTGGAGTTAATGGTATTCCATTTGAAATAGAATTTGCATGTTTGGAAGTACCAACAGGTGGAGATCCAGATATTAATCTAGATTGTTCAGCTACAGCTACTGATGCAGAAAACGCAGCAGTAACGAGTGGAACAAACTTATTTAATAATGGAGATCTTGCATTAGGTACATATGTTTCTGCTGATGGTGGAGCAACACTTGCAGCATTAACAAAAAAATACCTTTACTTAACTTGTGGAGCAGCTACTGAAGCAGCTTACACAGCAGGTAAATTAGTTATTAAGATCACTGGCGCAGCTTTTGATTACAATAACGGCTAATAAATAAACTTTAGGATGGGGCTTCGGCCCCATCTTAATTAATAAAGTTAGGAGAAAATTTATGGCAACAGATCTAAAATCATCTGCAGTAATTACAACTACAGCACTCGACGCTGATGGTTTATCAACTGCAGCAGCAGTTGGAAATAATGCAGCACTTACTTTAGGTGGAGCATTAACTTCTGGAGGCTCTTATACAGCAGATACTGGCACAGCTAGACAAATTACACTTTTAAGTGCAGGAGACGACTCTGATAAATCCTATACTGTTGTGGGAACGGATATTAATGGAGACGCTTTATCGGAAACCGTTACTGGAGCAAATGCTGGTACAGCAACAAGTACAGGGTATTTTGCAACGATATCATCAATAACAGCGGTTGGAAATCCAGCAGGAAATATGTCTGCAGGAATTAATTCTGAAGTAGCAGGCGTTGTTTTTAAAGGTCGCACACGAGTTAAAAATTTAAATTGGACTGGTGGCGGTGCTATTGGATCAATTTACATAAGAAATAGTGGAACAGCAGGAACAAGTTTAATAACAGTTCGTTCTAATGCTACTTTAGGGGTTAATGATAATCTTGTGTTAGCAGATGACGGGGTTGTTTTTGCTTCTGGAGCTTATATTACTTATACAGAAACTCAGTGTAATAGTGTAACGGCATTTTACGGATAGTAGGTAGCTTATGGCGAATACTACTTCCGGAACAGTAACGTTCGACAAGACATTTGCTGTTGATGAGATTATCGAAGAAGCTTACGAACGAATCGGCTTACAATCTGTTTCGGGATATCAATTAAAAACAGCTAGACGTTCTTTAAACGTCATGTTTCAAGAATGGGGCAATAGAGGTTTGCACTACTGGGAAGTAGGCGATACCAATATTGACTTAATCGAAGGTCAAGCAGAATATACTTTTTATAGAGCTACAGGAGATGGAACTTCTTCTGTGACTGTTGGTGGAACAACAGGAACTTCAACGTATGGTATTGCTGACGTTCTAGAAGCTACACTTAGATCTGATAGAACTGCTACAGATCAAGCTGATTCTACACTTACAAAAACAGATCGATCAACCTATTCAGGTTTAGCTAATAAATTATCTAAAGGAACTCCTTCTAGATATTTTGTTCAAAGACTTATTGATAAAACTACTATAACTGTTTATCCAACAGCAGATTCATCTAATGCATCAAAAGATATGCACATATTCTTTGTAAAAAGAATTCAAGATGCTGATGCGACTTATACCGATGCAACCGATGTGCCTTATCGTTTTGTGCCTTGTATGGCATCAGGACTAGCATTTTATTTAGCACAAAAATATGCACCTCAAAGAGTTCAAGAATTAAAATTATTATATGAAGACGAATTAAAAAGAGCTTTGGCAGAAGATGGATCTTCTACAAGCACTTATATAACTCCGGAGTCTTATTACCCGAGTGGATAATTATGGCATTTGCAAGAGGAAAATACGCTAAAGCGATCTCAGATAGAAGTGGAATGGAATTCCCCTATAATGAAATGGTTAAAGAATGGAATGGCATGTTCGTTCATAAATCAGAATATGAAGCAAAACATCCTCAATTAGAACCACGAGGATATGGTGCAGAAGGACATGGTTTAAGGAATGCAAGACCTGCGAGAACTGAAAATGATGCTCTCGCTCTTTTAGGCCCTGATCCTTTTTCAACGATTGCGTCAGGATCTTCTTATATTAATGTTTATGAAAAAAGTCATGGAAGAGATACAAGTGATACTGTGAGATTTAGAGGACCGGTTTGGACAAGTTCCGATGCTGATGGTTTTCAAAATCCAGTGACTTTTGATGGTATTAGCGGATCGAATATTGCAAATGCTTCTGGCTACTCGATTACCGTTGGGAAGCGAGATTCAGATGGTGATGTGACTGCAACCGATAATTTCTACTACTTTACTGTAGACACAGACACTGCTACAAGTGGAGGAGTATCAGGAGGAGGCAACAATTGTTCGGCTGGTCCGGCAACTTTAGAGGCATAATGGCAGGATTTACATACTCAACACTCACAACAGCAATTCAAAATTATACGGAAGTAGGAACCGGTGTCCTATCCAGTACGATTACAGATCAATTTATTGATAACTCTGAACTTAGAATTTTAAGGGAAGTTCCAATAGATGCAGATCGAAAAGAAATGATTGGCAATTTAACAGCTTCGAAAGATAATGTTTATGCTCCTGCTGGGACTTTATTTGTTAGAGACCTTCAGGTTTATACTTCAACATCTGTTACTACAGGAACGAACAGCTTTTTAATCAAGAAAGATATTAGCTATCTTAGAGAATATGATGCCGCTGAAACAACAACGGGCAC